CCCGCGCGAAAAAATATCCAGTATTAACTAAACGGGGTTCCCATGAAGGGCCGAAAAAGAAAACCTGAGGCCGTGAAGGAGGCGCAGGGCACACAGCGAAAGTGCCGAGTCAACCGCAAGGAGCCGAAATCTTCCGGCGTTCCGGTCAGTCCGTTTCAGCGCGGAACCATCGCGCAGGAAAAGTGGGACGAGGTTGTTCCGGGGTTGCAGCGGCTGGGGCTGATCGACGAAATCGACCGGACCGCGCTTGAGGCGTTGTGCTGGCAGTACGAGCTGGCCACAAAATCCAAACAACAGATTGAGGAATGGGGAATCACGCTGTCAACTGAGCACGGCACAATCAAAAACCCTGCCTGCACGGTCAATTCGGATGCGTGGGCGAAGATTCGGAGTCTGATCAATGACCTGGGGCTGAACTACCTGAGCAGGCAGCGAATGGAGTCAAAGGCGGTCGAGACACCAGAGGATCTGGAGGCAAAGTACCTTGCCTAAGCGGAAGCCAAAGAAAATTGACGGCGCATTCTGGTTCGACGAATCAGCGGCAAATCGGGCTGCGCAGTTCTTCCCGGATTGTTTGGTGCACGTCAAAGGGGACAAGGCGGGGCAGCCTCTGAGACTGCACGAGTCCCACCAGAAGATTGTGCGGGATCTGTTCGGGTGGAAAAGAGCGGACGGAACGCGGCGATACCGGAAGGCCTATATCGAGATTCCGCGAAAGAATGCGAAAAGCACACTGGCGGCGGGTATCGCCATTTACCTGCTGTTGTGCGACGGCGAACAAGGTGCAGAAATTTACTCGGCAGCCCGAGACCGCGAGCAGGCCGGACTGGTGTACCAGATGGCCTCAGCCATGCTGCGGAAAAACGCCATGTTGTCAAAGTACGTGACGATCCGAGACTCCACCAAACGCATCCTGCATCAGAAATCCAACTCATTCTATCGGGTGATTTCCGCAGACGCGCAGGGGGCGCACGGCTTCAACGCTCACGGCATCATCTTTGATGAAGTTCACACGCAGCCGAATCGGGATCTGTGGGACACGCTGGACACGTCCACAGGAGCACGGAAACAGCCTTTGACGTTTGCCATTACGACTGCAGGCCATGACCGCAGCAGTATCTGCTGGGAGCTGCATCAGTACGCCAGAGCCGTGATGGAGGGCCATGTCGATGACCCGTCATTCTACCCGGTCCTGTTTTCTGCTGATCCTGATGACGACTGGCGTTTGGAGTCCACATGGCGGAAGGCGAATCCGCTGATTGGTGAGGCCGTGACCGTCGACTATCTGCGCGAACAGGCCAAACGAGCCGAAGAAAATCCAGCATTCGAAAACACGTTCCGCCGGTTGCACCTGAATCAATGGACCGAACAGGAAAGCCGCATTGTATCTATGATCGAGTGGGACAAGTGCCAGCGAGCCGTCACACCATCGGAATACTACGGCAGGCCGTGTTTCGTCGGTCTGGACCTGAGCAGCACCCGAGACGTTACGGCGTTGGTTCTGGTGTTCCCCGAGGACGATGGGGGCTACACTGTGTTCCCGTGGTTCTGGATTCCCGAGGATGCAGTGTCAGCGAGGGCCGGACAAGATCAGCGGATGATTCGCGGATTCGCCTCCCGTGGTGATGTCGAGACCACGGACGGCAACGAAGTCGACGTTCAGCAGCTCTCGGAACGAATTACAGAGATCCTGCAGCACTATGACGTTCAGGCCGTGGGATTCGATCCGTGGAACGCCACAGGCGTCACGCAGAGATTGAAGGAATTGGGTATGCCTGAGGGGTGGCTGGTGAAAATGCCGCAGTCATTTTCAACGTACAACGAGCCGTTCAAACAACTGCTGACGATGCTCGGGAGCGGAAAGTTTCGACATGACGGCAATAGTGTGTTACGATGGATGGCGGCGAACGTGGCACACAAAGAGGACGTAAACGGAAACATCAGGCCGGACAAGGGCAAATCGGCAGAGAAAATTGATGGCATTTGTGCTACGCTGATGGGTCTGGCACTGGCAATACAGCACAGCACAGAGCAGAGTGTGTACGCAACCAGCGGCAGCGGCGTCGTGTTTTTCTAAGGGATCGGGCTGATGAGCGAATACGGTGTGACCATCATTGCACAGGCCAGCCCGGTTGGCGCACGTTCGGAAGATCACCTGTGGCGCAGCATCAGCCTGGGCGGTGATTACCCGGCAATTCGCGCGAAGTCCGGCGCGAAGGTCACGGCGAGAACTGCAATGGGCTACCCTCCACTGTGGCGGGCGGTGAACCTGATCGCAAACAGCGTGGCGGGTTTGCCGTTTGACGTGTTTCGCCGGCAGCGGGATGGCGGGAAGCGAGTCGACAACAGGCACCCGGCGCAGGCCCTGCTGGACCGATCTGCGAGCCAGTTCGTGAATGCTTACACGTTCCGCCGGACGATGACCGCACTGGCACTGCTGCACGGCAATTCTTACGCCAGTATCGACCGTGTCGAGGGCAGGCCGGTGAGTCTGTCAATCTGGAATCCATCACAGACCATCGTGCGCATCATGGACGGCGAAATCTGGTATGTGACGTACTTCAATAATGAGCCGGTGCGCATCCCGGCACGGGACATGCTGCACATCCGCGGACTGGGCCCGGATGGCATCGTGGGCTGGCCGGTTCTCGAACTGATGGCCGAAGCGTTGGGCGTCGGCATGGCGGCAATGGAATTCGGTGCGAGGTTCTTCGGGTCCGGCAGCAATATGTCCGGGCTGCTGATGATTCCGCACACGTTCACAGAACAGAAAATCCAGAACACGATTCAAGCCTGGAACAGCATGCAAACGGGGCTGAATCAGTCTCACAAAATCGCACTGCTGCAGGAGGGCGTCAAGTTCCAACAACTGCAGATTGCACCAGAGGCGGCACAGTTCCTGCAGACTCGGGAGCACGAGATTCGGGCGACCGTCGCCAACATCACAGGCGTTCCCCCGCACATGCTCGGGGACAGCACCCGCACGAGCCACAACAGCCTAGAGGCGGAGGGGCAGAGCTATCTGGACTACTGCCTGCAGCCGTGGCTGAAGACATGGGAACAGGAGTGCGAGGATAAGCTGTTGACGCAACAGCAAAGGGACGCGGATTCGCACATTATCGAGTTCAACCGCGAAGCCTTGATTCAGATGTCGTTTGATTCCAAGGTCAACGGCATTTACAGGCAGTTGGAAGCGGGTCTGATCACCCACAATGAAGGCCGCGCACTGCTTAACATGCCAGGGCTGGGCGAAGACGGTGACGCGCGATACAGGCCAGCAAACTGGATGGAGATCGGCAGTCCTGCGGAAGAGGTCCAGGAAGGCGAGTCAGAGACCGAGGACGCCAGCGACGACAGCCCGGAGGATGATGTCACCGCAGCACTGCGGCACATGATTCTGGACGGCGTGCAGCGGTCCTGCGACTTCGAGCAGAGTAAGGCCATCCAGACAGCCAGCAAGCGACCGCACGACTTTTTGGCGGCTGTGGAAAGCCTGTACGAGTCATGGGCAGCAAACACGCTGCCGGGGCTGACAGCGGCATCCGTGCGGCGGGTTATCTCAGCACATGCCGATCAGTCACGGCGAGATCTGATTGAGGTGGCCGGACACGCAACAGCAGAGACACTGAAGGCGCATGTAGCCGACATGGTGACGGGATGGCATAACCGGGCGCAGGCACTGGCGGCGGAGATCCTGCGGGCCGTGGGCGTAAAGGCGGCACCCAAGAAATACGACGGAATTGACTTCAGCCCCCCGCAGGCGGTGCGTGACGAGGCGCAGCGGGGTTTGGACTGGCGCGACGAATACGGGCGGGGTGCCACTGATGTTGGTATTGCCAGAGGGCGAGACCTAAGCAACGGCGAAAACATCAGCCCGGAGGTTATTGTAGAAATGACTGCATGGTTTGCCCGTCACGAGGTGGATAAAGAGGGTGAAGGGTTCCGCCAGGGCGAGGAAGGCTATCCGTCGAATGGGCGAATCGCGTGGGCGTTGTGGGGCGGAGATCCGGGGAGAACGTGGTCGGAAAAAGTGCGTGCACAAATGGAATCCCGAGATAATGACTGAAAGGGCATGAAATGAGGCAAAAAATCGAGCTGTTTACGCCAAAAAGCATCAAAAACAGTGCAAAAACCGACGATTTCCGCGTTTTTTATGCCAAAAACGAGGACGGAATCGAGGTGTTTCTTTATGGCGTGGTTGGCGATGAATACACGCAGACCGACGCGGGAAGCATCGCTCGAATCCTGAGCGCAGACCGAAACGCACCTGTGACAATGCGCGTGAATTCGTTTGGCGGTCTGGCCTTCGATGGGCTGGCCATCTACAACGCATTGGCGGACCACAAGGGGCCAACAGTCGGTGTGATTGAGTCCGTAGCAGCCTCAGCGGCATCATTGGCGGTGCTGGGCGCGGATCGCGTGCAGATGCAGGCGAACGCGGTCTATCACATTCACGAGGGACTGGCCGGGGCTGTGGGTCACATTGCGGACCTGCAGGAAACGATTGAGTGGCTGCGGGCATTCAACGCGGCTGCGGTGGCAACGTATGCGGCAAAGACCGGCAAGTCTGAAGAAGTGCTGGCTGCCGCGCTGCTGGGCACCAACGGTGACGGCACACGGTACACAGCGGCGGAGGCGTTAGAGATGGGTTTTGTTGACGAGGTCTTGCCGATCGGCAAAAAGGCGAGCAAGACCGCAGCGAAGAACGACCGAAGCGGCGAACTGGCAGCCCGTGCGCGACTGCTGCGAGCCAAAAGCGGTTGACAAACTGCCGGAGACCATGTAACAATAAAGGGCGTCAGGATTGCAGCCCGTAAACGTGGCGAGTCCTGACCAGTGATTGAGTTGCAAAATTGCAGGCGTCAATCGTTAGCGTATTCGAACCCCCCGAATCCGCCAGCGGTTGACGCCTTTGCGTTGACTCTGGCACAAACAGGAGTCAATCATGTCAAAGAGTATTCAGGGCCTGCAGGCCGAACGAGCTGAGAAGATTGCAGCAGCCGAAAAACTGCTGCCGACCGACGACACGCAGACCATGAGCGCAGAGGCACAGACGCAGGCCGGAGAGTTGCTGGCCGCAGCCGAGAAGCTGCAGGGCGACATTGACGCAGCCGTCAAGGCAGAGGCAGCCGTGCAGGACATGCGGAACAAGCTGGCCAGCCTTCGCAATGCCCCCGACAACATGACCGCACGAGCCATCGCAAACGTGGGCGGTCTGGCGTTCGGCGTTCATGCCGGTCACGATGTGGCGAAGCAGTTCAGCATCCCGCGAAACGTGCGCCGTGTTCAGTTGAAGAATTTCCGCGCCGATTCATCCGACGTGCCCGCTGAAGTCCGTGCGTACCGATTCGGTATGTGGGCACTGGCGCAGCTGAGCCAGACCGGCAGCATCCCGTACCAGAACGCCGCAGCAGTCGCATACTGCCGCGATAATGGCCTGATGAATGCAGCACACGGCGAAGGCGGAGCCGACACGACCGGCGCACATGTTCTGGTTCCGGATGAGTTCGGGACCGATCTGATTCTTCTGCGGGAACGCTACGGGGTGGCCCGCCAGTTGTTCAATGTGGTGAACATGTCGAGCGACACCCGCACCGAACCGCGACAGTTGAGCGGATTGACGGCATACTTCACCGCTGAAAATGCCGCAATTACTGAATCAAACATGCGGTTTGACAACGTCACACTGGTGGCGAAGAAGCTGGCCGTGATTGCCCGCATGTCGAACGAACTGAACATGGACAATGTTCTCGGGCTGGCTGATCGGTTGATCGGTGAAATTGCCTACGCATTCGCCTACAAGGAAGACGACTGTGCATTCAACGGCACGGGCACCAGCACCTACGGCGGAATGGTTGGGGCACGTACCCGCATGGATGAGCTGACGGCAGGCACTGCCCCTGGCCTGATTGCAGGCACGGGCAATCTGTGGTCAGAGTTGACGCTGAGCGACTTTAACAAGGTGGTCGGAAGCCTGCCGAACTACGCAGACGTTCCGGGAGCCGGTTGGGTGTGCCACAAGACGTTTGAGCACAGTGTCATGCAGAAGCTGGCTTATGCGGCTGGCGGTGTGCTGGCGTCTGAGATCGTTGGCGGCATCCGTCGCAACACGTTCCTCGGCTACCCGGTCTACACGTCGCAGGTGTTCCCGAGCACCGAAGCAAACAGCCAGATTCCAGTGCTGTTCGGTGCGTTCAATTTGGCGGCAATGTTTGGTGCCCGTGGTCAGGAAGAAATCGCATTCTCGACCGAGGCCACGGTTGGCGGACAGAGCATGTGGGAACGCGACCAGATCGGCGTGCGTGGTACCGAGCGGTTTGACATCGTGGTGCACGACTACGGCAGCAACAGTGCCGCAGGGCCGATTGTCGGCCTTGAAACGCTGGGTAGCTGATTGATCTGATGACCGATTGCCCGGCGGTTGTTCGCCGGGCAACTTCTGCACACTCTCCCGAAGGGGTTTGAATAATGATTGCCGAACGATTGGTAAATGATTCTCTGCTGATTAGTCCGAGGTCGATGACCAACAGCGCGACCACAACCGCGAATCTGGACGTGAAGGGCGCAAACTACGCGACAATCCGCGTAGCGTTCGCGTCCGAGCTGAACACGAATGCGGTTGGGCCGACGCTGGTTCTGAGCGAATCCGATGACACGGTTGTGAGCAACTTTGTCACCCTCGATACGCAGTCCGCTGTGGATCTGACGGCAGCCCGTGAACTGCACTACGGTGTTGACCTGCGAGGCCGGAAGCGATATCTGCGAATCGCCGTGAGCACTGCAACTGCCACGAACGACAACGTGACGGTGGCAGCCGTTGCGACTCTGAGCGACCTGCAGGACGCGCCGAACGGAACCACGGGCGTTGCTGATCAGGTTGTGTTTGTCTGATGTGCACGGGGGCGGCAGGCAGTGTGGTGGCTGCCTGCCGTTTCCTCAATTCTCCGGAGGGTATATGAAAATCAACGTGGGC